TATAGTAAAATCTGACCTCCCGGAGGGAGTTCCAGCCGGGGGCTGTCGGACTTGGATAAAAAAAAGGGGGCTTTCGCCCCCTCTAATTTATATGTACTTATTATCTTGATAGCAATCAATATGAAAATAGGTATCAGTTTTATTTCCGTTTTCATCCCAAGGAATAAGAACATCATTAGCGTAAATATCATTTCGTAAATCTTCCCAAGTGCCGTCATAAGGCATTTGAATATCTTTGCCAAACTCACAACGCTCGGCAGTTTCATCAAGCTCTAAATCGCTTATAGCGTCTACAATTTCTGCATTTGTAAAGCCAATAGAATTACAATCAGAACCACAAGAAACTTTAAAGAAATATTCTTGAACTTTCCATTTCATAAAATAAACGAAATCTTCCCAAATATCCTTAAGATAAATGCGAGTTTGTGCGCCAGATTTGCACGCTTGATTACTACACCCTAGTAAAATATATTGTTCTACTTTCAATTTTCTCCTTTGTTTGAATATCCATAAACTAAGTATATAGAACTTAAAAAAAAAAGAAAAAAACCAGATTAAAAAATGTTATGGATATATAAAGCAAATTCTCACCTCCCGGAGGGAGAGCCGGCCGGGGGCCGTGAAGGTTGGATTACTCCAACACTCCACAACTTACATTCTCATGCCAATAGTCCTCATCAGTATATTGAATTAAAGACTTATCAGATTCACCACAGAAACAGCAAACAACTCTTTTGAATACTGGTCTATAGATATCTACATTTTCAAAATGCATACAGTCATAAGCACCACAGTGACCACGAACTTCATCAGCATAAGAATGACTGTAAACATACAAATCATTTTTATGAGCCTCTCTACGATTCTTCCAATAGCCTTCAGAGACAACACGACTCACAACCTCATTAGGCAAGAATGTTTTAAAACCATTCATGCGCACAAGGTCTTTGGCATAGGACACACTAGACCAGTAGATAAGAAAATTATCTTCCCAGTTTTCCCAGTCCACTAGGTCAGCAGAACTAGACGCACGAGAGATACCTCGCTCAATAGTTCTATCAAGACCAGAGGCCTCCATAGAAAAGTCCCAGAGGTCACGCACGAATTCTACAAACGCATGTGACAACACAAGACAACGAACAATTTCATAATTTATTTTTAGCATTTTTTTCTCCTATTCATATCTAAGTATAAACAACTAAATATCTAAATGTTAAAAAAACTGGGAAAGATTTCAATTATGATACAGGAATAAAATCTCGACCCACCTCCGGTCATCCTGCCGGGTGGTCTTATTTGGACACTCGAGTGCAAACTCCGACTCAAAGCCTTGCGCAATTGGAAAAGGGGGACAGAAAAGGGACGGTCAAGTGGGGGGACGAATCCCCCCTTGTGTTGGCAGGCTACTGTGACTAGCCCCGAATCCTATTCAGTTGATGATGCTAGCATCGTCAGACATTCTATCCAACTCGCTCGGCTTGAGAGCCTTACGAAGCTGGTTAGCTTGCTCACGACTCATGAAGACAGTGACATCCCCGAGAGCAAATGTAAAAATTGACTCTTCAGGTTCGCCTGCATGCTTGTAGGCATGAAAGTCGCATGGCATGTCTTCACTAGTGTTCATATGAACAAAAGCACTAACATTAGTCGGAATAGTTATCACCTCCTTTAGTATTTATTAGTCGAAATTTGGTTGGTGTATCGGGGGCATAAGCCCCCGACCACCGAAGGAGAAAAACAGAGAGTAAAATCAGCCAAGCAAGTTATCGTCTAACTTTGAACAATCCCTTAGTGAGAAGTGCAAGGCTTGTTGATTTGAACTCAACTCCCCGAGCATTTCTTCAGCTTTGGATAGCCCCCTAGCTTTTAACCCAGACTTAGCACCGAGCAGATAGGCACGACCTTTATCATCTTGGCATATAAAGGCATACCACCCACCCCCTAAGGCTAGGACAGCTATAGCTATTATTTGGGAAGCTCTATCGACGGACACGATATCGCTTACGATTGACACGATTGAATTTTCATTCATGCGCATTTTCCTTTCGTATTTTTCTTATTGGAATCAGATTGATTCCGCATCTCTTATGAGACCTTGAAAAACTTGGATTGAATTTTTGTACTAATGGTGCAGATTTGCGGGATGTCGGGCTTTGGTTACTGGAGGAATCTCACACACACAGGACACCAAAAACATCCGTTTTCAGGAATCGAACACCTGTTCGAAAAATCTTTAATTATCAAAAAGCCAATACAATAAGAATACTAAAAATCGCATAGTATGCAAACTAAAAATGAAAAACTAAAAATATCGATTTGACAAACTTCTCAAAATGTGCTATGCAAAAAAAAATCCAGATGGAAAAAAATTTGAAAAATGATTTGACAATTCGACCTGTCTGTAACACAGATGCTACTGCACCCTACGGGCAGGTCGCCCTTTGAATCCGTTAACGGAAGTGCGAACTTCGGACTGGATTGAGGGGCTTGATGTCAAACCCCCCAACCACTCGTTCGTATACAGGAGATACCGAGATTAATTCTTACTGTAATACATAATAGGAATTGTAATCATTATGGCTAACCACAATAAACCCCAATCGGTATCTATCCAAAAGTAGTGAACGAAATCCACATACCATTCTCTATACATAGTCATCTCCTTTTTTGTATCGACTTACTCCTTAGGAGGTTTCGTATTTTCTTTAGTTAGTTATTTAGTTACTGTCTATATTTTTTAGACTTGTTATCTATAGCTCTTTGAAAGTTCTTCAAAGAAGTACAACCTCTTAAAGACCAATTCAAAGAGTTAGAGTTTTTCATAATAGATTTGAATTCCTCAAAACCCATTAAGTGTTCATTATACTTTGTTGGTCGAGTAGCTCTATTAGGATTACCTAAGACATAATCCCGGTTTTGCTCATCGACCATTACAGCGTATCCTAATCCACGAGAAGTTGGAACAAATTCAATTGTTTCAATTTTCGCTCCTCTGTCGTATCCGACAAAGTCTAAGATTTCTCTAGTTAGTATTAATTCCATATTCTAATATCTCCTTAATGAAACCTCCTAAGCAGTAAGTCAAAATCGTTGCTCGTTTTTTTCCTTCGGGTCGCCTCTCCCGATTTGTCCCGCTATTTCGTGTCCGGGACTTGAACACCTTCTATAAATAGTGTACTAAAAATTGGGATTAAAAAAACTCTTTTATGTAATTAACTTGTAAACCGATTTGACAACCGCCACCCCTAGGCTGCTATGAAGAATAGCACCCTACGGGTCGATTTTGGAAACACAAAAAATTAGGAATGAAAATTAGGAATGGAAAAGCTGGATGGAAAAGCGACGCTAAGAACCGGGAACTTAATCCCGGTTTCCTAGTTTTACTCTGTAGGTATTCTTAGAGTTGGTTTACCATTTGGCCAGTAGATTTTAGTTATAATCTCATTTGTCTCTTCTTTGTTATAACCTAATCTGTAAGAGAACTTAGTAATCTTTGTAAGTTCTTTGTGAAAACTTTTATAGTCCTCATCGTATTGAACTCTTGCCTCAGCTTTTAAGATTGGGTCGGTAATGTTACCTTTCTCTTCTAAGTATCCGTTAATACCTACTTGTAAGAGTTCCGCCCACTCAATTGAAGCTTGTAGTTTCTCTTGTAGTTTTTCTTTTCTTAGTCTCATTTTTTTTATCTCCTAGTTTTTGAGTTAACCCTTTGTTAACTTCTATAAATAGAATACTAAAAATCGGGAACTAAAACAAATTCATAATAGAATTAATTTTGAAACCATTTGACAAACCTTGACCCTCCTGCTCTGGTATAGCAGAAGGGTGATATTTGTATAAAGCCATTGGGGGTAGGGGGGGGTTAAAAATCGCTAAAGCAAAAGCAAATATGAGGCTTGGCACCCCGCACAAATTTTTATGGAAATCGATGTCATCTCACATATGCAGGTATAATATACACATGGACATAGAGAATTTCAAACCACAACTCCCTTCTGGGAAACCCGAAACGGCAATTGAGGAGGTTTCTAACCCCTTACCAGCCTCTGGGGGTCGTCCTAGTAAATTTACTCAAGAAACTGTGGATGCTGTCGTCAAATGGCTTAAGCTTGGCTATTACCAAGAGGATGCAGCTATTATGGCTGGTATCAGTAAAAGTACATTTTATGGCTGGTTAAAGAAAGCTGATGAGGGAGATGAAAGGTTTTTGGAGTTTTCAGACGCAGTAAAAAAGGCGCGTGCAGAGTCCGAAGGCGCACATATCATGAATATTCGTAAGGCGGCGGATAATGGCGTATGGCAGGCTTCTGCGTGGTTTTTGGAGCGTTCCTATCCTACGAAGTGGGGAAAGAAGAATCCAGACCTTATTTCAGAGGATTCAGACGAACCTGTAGAGTTTTTGATAAAATATGCCGATGGCTAAGCTCCCCCCACAATTTTTTATGAAAATCCGCATCATTTGATATAGGCACCTCAAAATACAAGAAATTTTGCTGGGCTTATATATTTTATAGAACTTTTCCCCTATAGGTAGAGAGATATACCCCTCCCCTACCCTATTTCCCTATAAAAAAAATTTTTTTCGCCCCATATTGCTATATAGGTTGTATATATAATACTTTTGCTTCCCCCGGGGGAGTGGCTTAGTAACAGTAAGAGAGGATTGTATAGCGAGGCATATATTATTTCACAAGGTAGAGTGATTGTGATTTATTTTTCACATAGTGGGGAGATTGTGAATAAATGAAAAAACCGGTGCGAGGTATACACCGGCTTTCTCTATTAACCTATGAGTTTGTCCATACTCTCACTCGCGTGAGTTTATTACCCACAGGCTAAATCTAAACCTTACCTACAGTGTGTTAGCTAGGATAATTTCTCCCCAGTCTTCCTTCTGAGGTAATCTTATACTTTTGTAGGTTCTAACGCTTTGGCTCCCAAGTGTCCGTCCTAAGAGCCTCCGCGCCATTTAATTAAGGAGTCACTATGAATTAACATAACAACCGATTCAATTGTATCAAAAAAATAAATGCATTGCAAGTCATTGACAAGATATCTCTTTTCGTGTATTTTACTTACTACAAACAAACAAGTCTTCTGACTTTTAGAAAAGGCTTGTAGATTAGAAATTTAATTAAGTGGACTAGTCAGACCATAATCGTCCGTCATAGGGACATTCCTCGGCATATTTATTTTTTGGTTTGGGAGGGGCCGCACAGGGTTAGCTATACCTAAAACAAAAATTAGGAATCGGTGCTAGTATTGATTTTTATGACCCTAGATTACATCATCCACGGAATGAGATTCAAAATTCAAGATAACGAAATATTTTACTTAGAAGGTGGGGGGCTAAAAGATAATTGGGTGGTGCCAAACTTCAAACTAGATGAGTTTCCACAATATTTAATGCAGAGAATGATTGCACTTCATTACCTTTACAAAGACGAGTTAGCAAGACTATAATAAACCTTGACATTGAGATTTTAATGTTAAGATGGTTGGGTCGGCTCCACTAACCGATATCCTCCCATCACCGGCTAACTCTTCGGGGTTAGCCATATGCAAAAGGAGTTACATGGCAGGATATATATCACACGACAATAATGACGGTTGGGACGCTGAAAACGAAACTTGGGCAGAGTATAAAAAACGCAAATCTTCCAAGTCAGCCGGAATGGGACAAAAAAAACCAGAGAGAACTAAACGGGCAAACTTATCTGGTTTACGAACTAAAGCACTTAAACGAGCCAAGTACAAATGCGAGTGGGCAAATTGTAATAACAAAGATTGGCTTGAACTAGCACACCTTGTTGGAATCGGTATGGGTGGCAAAAATAATAAACTTGCAAATGAAATTAGTAATGTGATGATACTTTGCAAAATGCATCATGATATGTATGATGGGAGAACAATGACAGGGAAAAAGCGAGAATACACTGAACTACTGTTGGAGTATTTGCAGTTAAAATATAAATAATGCAATACGAAGAATTATTAGATGCTAATCCAGATGCGATTATTTGGAACGGCTTCGAACAAGCTTACATAGGATATTCTTACAAACCAGACACAAAAGATGCTGTCGCTGTTTATGATTACTACACAATGTTGGATTTAGTTATTGAAGCTATAGAAGATACTTGTGAAGAAGGTGAATACGAAACAGAAGATGAAATTATAAACGAAGCAATACAACATATAGACTTTAATGTGATTGGTGGATATCTTGGCGAATACACTCCGATAGTAATGTTTAAAGATGCCTAATAACAAATATGTTCCGAAGTTACCTCCATTGCACGAGGGACAACTTACTGTTGCTCAAGACCCTGCTCGTTGGAAAATATTATGCGCTGGTCGTCGATTTGGCAAAACAAGACTTGGTGTTCAATTATGTTTAGAAGTAGCACTCAAAGGTGGTAGAGCTTGGTGGGTAGCACCTACCTTTTCTATTGCTAGAGTTGGTTGGCGTGATATCGCTGCAAGTGCAAAGTCATTTCCTAGAGAAATAGAACCTAGAGTATCTTTAGCAAACATGCAGATTGATTTAGCTAACGGGGGCTCTATTGGTGTAAGGTCTGCTGATAATCCTCAAAGACTTCGTGGTGAAGGTTTGGATTTTCTTGTTATGGACGAGGCTGCATTTTGTAAACCAGAAGTGTGGGCAGAAGTATTACGACCTACTCTTACTGAAAGAAAAGGTTCTGCTTTATTTATATCAACTCCTATTGGAAGAGATAACTGGTTTTATGATTTGTGGGAACAAGCAGAAGATGCAGATAACTGGGCTAGGTTTAGATTTTCTACTACTGACAATCCTCGAATAGACCCAGAAGAAGTTGAAGCAGCGAGAAAAGAAGTTGGCTCTATTGTTTTTGCTCAAGAGTATTTAGCAGAGTTTGTTGACGCTGGTCAAGGTATGCTTAGACCAGAGTGGCTTAAATATTATTCAATTATTCCAGATACTAACGGAACTTTAGTTTGTCATGTTGAAGGCTCTGAATATTACTTAGATGCATTAGATAAATACGGTGTAGTTGATTTAGCTACAACAACGAATAAAGATTCTGACTATACAGTTATTACTAGCTTTGCGAGGACTCCAGACGGGAGATTACTAGTTCTTGATATGACGAGAAGTAAAATGGAAGGTCCAGACATCATACCGGCTATAAAACGAGCAATTGAAAAAAATAAGCTACAATATGTAGGTATAGAACGCCAAGGGTTTCAAACTACGATTATTCAGATGGCGCAACGGTCTGGTATTCGTGTGAAAAACCTTAAGACTGATAAAGATAAAGTCACAAGAGCACTTCCTCTTGCAGCGAGAATGGAAGCAGGTGATGTTTTCTTAAAGAGAGACACACACTGGCTACCAGAAGTAGAAAGAGAAATATTGACTTTTCCTGCTGGAGCTCACGATGATATTATCGATACTCTATCTTACGGGGTTCAACTAACGCAAGAACAAAGAAGCTGGAGCGCATATTAATGGCTGAAGAGAAGTCAAGGTTTTCAAAAGCGATAGATTGGTTAAATGCACCAACTGACGCAAGAATCAGAAGAGAACAAAAAGGTTTACTAATAAACCAATCAGAGTATTCATATCTAAATCAATCAGTAATGGGTTACAACTCATCATCTGGTTATTTTGACCACAAAAAACTAGCAGAACTTGGTGACGGAACTGGTAACTCTGCTGTAATCGCATGTCTTAATGTATTAGCAACTGCTTTCGCAGAACCTTCTATATTAGTTTCATCTAGAAACTCTGAGGGTGACTACGAAAGAGACATGAATCATCCTCTTGTTCAATTATTTAGAAGACCAAACCCTTACATGACACAAGGTTTATTAGCTAACTATATTGTTACTGCTTTAAATGCAAACGGAGATGCTTTTATCTATATGAATAGAAGTGCTTCTGGAAGAGTTGTTGAACTTGTTCCTTTGATGCCACATCTTGTAGAAGCAAAAGGTAACGAGAACGAATTAATTACACACTACTCCTACCAACCTAAAGGTGGTATGCAAGGAGAAGAAAGTGTACGAATAGAAAAAACTGATATGATTCATTTACGCCAAAATGTTGACCCTAACAACATGAGGCGAGGTCTTGCTCCACTTAGAGGCGTTCTAAGAGAAATAGCAGGAGATGAAGCTGCTGGACAATATACCGCAGCTTTATTACACAATATGGCTATACCGGGAGTTATTCTCTCACCGAGAGATGACGCAATGGGTGGTCCTACTAGAGATGAAGCCGAAGCTATTGCTGAAATGTATAAGCAAAAGTTTGGTGGTAAGAACAGAGGTGCGCCTATGGTCTTATCAGGTGCTATGAATGTTGAAATAGTATCTTTCTCTCCAGACCAAATGAAGTTAGCTGAACTAAGAAGAATCCCAGAAGAAAGAGTCGCAGCAGTACTTGGCGTTCCAGCAGTGCTTGCCGGACTCGGGGCTGGATTGGACGCAGCTACTTTTAATAATACAAAAGAACTAAGAGAGTTCTTTACTGAGTCAAAACTTGTTCCAATGTGGAACATGGTTGCGAGTGAATTGACTCATCAATTGTTACGACCAGAGTATGGAGCTAACGAAAATCAATATGTTGAATTTGATGTCGGTAATGTTCGTGCTTTAGCTGATGACAAAGACAATCTCTATAAACGCATGAATACTGCTGTACAAGGGGGTTGGGTAACAATTGGCGAGGCTAGAAAAGTCGTAGGTCTTGAAGCTGATGAACGACACGATGTTTATCTAAGACCACTAAATATGATTCAAGTTACAGAAGATGGTAGCCCACTTCTTAATGATGCTCCAGCTGAACAATCAAGCAATGATGAGTCTAAAGCAACACTTACAACTATAGGATTACCCCCAGAAGTAGAAAGAGAAGATGAAGTACTTCCTACACCTACTTATTTGAACGAAGAAAAATATATTGCAGAAATGCCTAATGGTGCTTACTGTGTTATAAGCCATGAAGACGGCAAGATAATTAAATGTTTTGAAACAAGACAAGAAGCAGAAAACTTTCTTAATAATAAAAAAGAAGGTGTAATTGAAGAAGTAAAAGTTTCTTTAGAAGAAGCTGAAGCAATGTATGAACGAGGTGACGATTTACACAGTCCAGAAGAAAAGCAAACAAATTTTCCTAGAAGTGGTGATGACCAAAAAATAAGTTTATCTAACTCACAACACCCACAATTTCCAAGCTACGCTTATGTAAAAGATTTAAAAGAGAACTGGCCAGAGATATGGAGACGCGCAGGCACAGGAGGTAATCCTCCTACTTCATTTACCGGTAATGATGCTTTTAATCGTTGGACAGCCTACAAAGGTGGAGACAGAAGTGAATCTGTACTTAATTGGGTAAAGAGAAGAGAGAGATTCATGAATCGTCACAAAAAGAACAATAGATTAAACGGCATCATTGCGGTTATGAAATGGGGCGGTATTACTGCTGGTGGTGTTTCACAAATGAAGTCTGTTGTAAATGATTACAAAAAAGTTGTAAGAGAGAGAAGAAAAAAATCTCTTGACATAGCAGAAGATATTTTACTTAAGCAAGTATCTGAAAGAGTTCGTAAATCTTTGCAGAAAAAAGTAGAAGACCACAACAAAAAGAATCCTAAGCATCGTGCAACACTAAGAATGCTCATTGCAGTATTTAACAGAGGTGTAGGAGCATACAGAACTAATCCGGGTTCAGTAAGAGGTAATGTTACATCTGCTGACCAGTGGGCAATGGCTAGAGTGAACGGGTTTTTAAGAGCATTGAGAACAGGTAGATTTAGAAGAAAACCTTATGACCAAGACTTACTTCCAAGTTCACATCCTTTATCTTCTAAAAAGACAGGTAACAAAGCATCATCAGTCAGCGTAGGACAAACAGTCAGTTGGTCAATTAACAAAGACCCAGACCCACCATCAGTTGTTCATGGTGTAGTCACTTCTGTAAACAATCAAGACAATGAAGCTACTATGGTAGTGTGGGCTAGAATGCCAAATGGTGACCATCAAAAGACTGATAGAAAAGTAACGATGCCCATTTCAAAG